TAATTTATCTTATATCGGGAGTCTCTTCGGGGACTCCTTTTTTTTAATTCTTTATTGAGAATAATACTCATTATCAAATTATGGCCTTCCCTACTACTGGCTCCAATACTGAGCTACAAGCTGTTAATCAGATCCTGGCGTCAGTTGGTCAGGCTCCTGTCACTACATTGACAACTGATGAAACTTTCGTACTAAATAAAGTTTCAAACTTTACTGGTTCTATTTCCGGCACCACTCTAACTACTACTACAGCTAATATTCCAGTCGGCACCTATATCGGTGGACCTGGTGTAACAGTTGGTACATCTATTGCCGTTGCAGGTGTAGAGGTATCTCCAGCTACAAATCCTGTTACATATAATTATACTGTTAATATTTCTCAGACTGTATCCAGTCAGACTTTAACACAGTCTATTGCTACAAGTAGAATTGAATCACAAACCAACCCGGACGTTGCGATTGCACTCAACACCCTAAGAGAAGTGTCTCGTGAAGTACAATCAGAAGGCTGGTCTTTTAATAAAGAATACGATTATCCTATTACACCTGACGCATCTAATGAAGTACTTATTGCTAATAATATACTTCAAATGGATTTGAATAAATCTTACACACAGAATATGGATAGAGATAGTATTAATCGTGAAGGTAAACTTTATGATAAAACTGCTCATTCATTTACCTGGACTGATGCTACGTTATACGTAGATATTATTTGGTATTTTGATTGGCCTAGTATACCTACTGTTATCCAATCTTTTATTATTGCAAGAGCAGCAGCAATTGTGTCTAGTAGAATTATTGGTGATCCTAATCAATATCAAATGTTAATACAAAAAGAAGCCTTTGCTAAATCTACTGCTTTAGAATATGAATGCAACCAAGGAGACTATACTTTCTTTGGTAGTCCAAAAGGTGGTAATTTCTATCAAAGCTATCAACCGTTCCATACTTTACAACGCTAATGCCAGCAGTAACTCAACTAATACCAAACTTTCTTGGTGGTGTCTCACGACAAAATGATGACAAAAAATTATTAGGGCAAGTAACTGAATGTGTTAACGGTTACCCTGATCCTACTTATGGTCTATTAAAAAGACCAGGAATGAAATTTACTAATGTATTAAAGAACGCTGTTGGTGATTCCTTTGATGAGGCTAGTCTATCCGGTGCTTCATGGTTCTTTATTGAACGTGACGCAGCTGGTTCATATATTGGTGCTATTAAAGGTGCAAATATTTATGTATGGACAGCAGCAGATGGTACATGGTGTACAGTAACTAATAACAGTGCAACATACTTAACAGGTACTACACAAAATGATTATCATTTTCGTAGTGTGCAAGATGTCACAGTAATTACAAATAAAACCAAAACAGCTGCTATGCAGCCTGTAGGTAGTTACACTGCTAACTCTGTTGCAACTCTTAAACTCAATACACTTGTTGATACTTATACCTATACTGTTACTATTCAACACATAGAAGCTACAGTAACAAGTCAAACCAGTACAACATTTGATGACATGTTGTTGTATGATGCTGCTGATGTAAATACTAATCATCATCTTGTTGATAAAATTAAAGATGTCATTGAAGCACAACATACAGCAAGTAATGCAGATTTTGATGGTATATGGTATTTAGAAGGTTATCCTGATAGTCTTGTTATTAAACGTGGTACAGGTGCTAATGGAGTTGTAACAGATTATAGTGCTGTTACTGGTACTCCTGTAGCCTTTGACATTGATGCTAAAGGTGGTTTAAATAATACAGCTATAGAAGTATTTGAAGATGAAGTAGAGGATGCTACTAAACTTCCTCTGGAATCATTTACCGGCCATCATGTAACAGTTAGTAATTCATCTAATGCTGAAGATGATTACCATCTACAATTCATTGCATATGATACTACACTTAATAGAGGTAGAGGTTATTGGGAAGAAACAATCGCCCGTGATGTATCACCTGGATTAGATGCATCTACTATGCCACATCAGTTGGAGAATACAGGATCAACAACATTTGAATTTAATCCTATTACATGGACAGCGCGTCAAGCAGGTAATGATGTTACCAGTCCTTTACCGTCTTTTATTGATAAAAAGATTACAGCTACTTTTTTCTATTCTAATAGGTTTGGCTTGTTATCACAAGACAATGTATTCTTTGGAGTAGCTAATGATGCCTATAATTTTTTCGTCAAGTCAGCTTTAACTCAAATTGATTCAGACCCGATTGATTTGAATGTAGCTAGTATCAGACCTGTTACTTTGTCTGCTGTTTTACCATCTCCGCAAGGTTTAATGTTGTTTAGTGAACGACAACAATTCCATGTGTTGGCTACAGATTCTAGTACACTTACCCCGACTACAACTATAATTAGAGCTTTATCTAATTATGAAATGGCTCCTGATATTGCCCCTGTTGATGTTGGTGTTAATTCAGCTTTTGTTAATAGAGTACCAGGTTATAGCAAACTATTTAGTTTACAACTACGTGATGTAGAACAACCTCCACTTGTTATTGACATCAGTAAGATTGTACTTGAATGGATACCTGATACTGTTGATGGTCTAACTGTTAGCCCACAGAACTCTGTAATCATGCTAATTGATAGATCTACATCTTACCTATATCTTTATCGTTATTATAATAATGGTGAGAAAGATATATTTCAAGCATGGACTAAATGGCAATTACCAGGTACTATTCAAACTGCAGATATTATTAATGACTCGGTAGTTATTGTATCTCAACATGAAGATGAATACACAATAGGTAAAATCATCCTTGATGAAATCCCTACAGGAAGCTCTGTAGTAGGTACAACATCTATTACTGGTAATACATGCCTAGACATGGCTACAAGGCCCGTACAGCCTGCTGTAGGTGTCAATGCGGTGGTGTATGATTCGACAAATGATGTTACTAAAATCTATACACCTTATACTCCATTCCAACAAAAGGAAGCTATTATGCTTCTTGGTGTACCTGAAGCAGATGTAGGTACAGCTGCAGCTGTTGATGCTGATGCTGGTTTATATTTAGCTGCTACTGAACGTACTGAAATCAGTACAGGTTACCGTTACTTTGAAGTAAAAGGTGACTATACAAGTTATGCCGATGGTATCGTTATAGGTTATGGTTATGATTTCGAAGTAACTATGCCTAAATTTTATTATAAACGTGAGCCTACAACATCAGATTATACAGCTACATTAACTATATCAAGAGTTACATTTTCTATTGGTAGAACAGGTCCAGTTTTATTTAAAGTAAAAGCTGCCGGTTCTGATGAATGGAAGAATGTAGAATATGTAACTGATGCTGGTACTTATGTAGCAGACAGTAGTCCTATAGCACAAGAGCGTCAATTCACTATACCAATCCATCAACGTAATACTAATTTTGAACTTAAAGTGACAAGCAATTATCCATACCCTGTATCGTTAGTATCGATGACATGGGAAGGCATTTATTCACCACGATTCTATAGGAGGGCTTGATTATGGCAATCGGAGAAACAATCGGAAGGGTGTTGTCTGGTGATGACCCAAACAAAGAACAAAGAGCAGTTGAAAGAGAAGCAAGAAAAGCTGCAAAAAAGCAAACTAACGCAACTAATCGGTACAACAGAAACGTATATAAAACCGATAAAAAAAATGAGGAGGTGTTTCGCGAGTATGCATACGACACTGCTATTACTAATTGGGAGTATGGCAAACAAATCCAAGATTATCAGTATGCACAATCTTTAGCTGCTTACGAAAAAAGTGCAAGTATTTATGAGTCACAGCTTGGATATAATGAACAAGCTGTTTCATTAGCCATTGGTGATAACGAAGCTGCCTTACAAGACCTTGCCTTACAGCAAGCGTTTCAACGTGAAGCAATGCATTCTGATTTAATGAATGAAATGCAAACTGAAGGTCTTAATTTACTTACCTCGGTAAAATCAGCAGGAATTAGTAAATTAGAGCAAGGCGTTAAGTTAGCAGGTATTAAAAGTGGACGTAGATTTGGTAATGAATCAATCCAACAAAACTTAAATGAAATTACCAGACAAAATACTTTTGAAAAAGAAGCTAAATTTGTAGAAGGATTACAAAAAAGTGGTAAAGCTGCTTTAGGTCAATCTGGTGTATCACGTGCAAAAACTTTACAATCTACTGCTTCTGAATCTTTTCGTGAACTAACTGCTCTTAGTTCTAGTTTATCTGGTTCTAGAAAGAAAGCTGCTATAGATTTACTTAAATTAAATGTTGACTCTAGTCTAGCTGAAACACAGGTAGGTCTTAATTTAGATAGACTTGCATTGGATATTGAGTCAGCTAAAGATAAATATGAACTAGCTATTAATATAGCTCAAGATGAAGTTAAATATAATAACAAAATTCTTAGTGCTAATATGCAAAGTGCTATCAATCAAATGGGTCGTAATATTCAACAGATTGAATTGCAAAAAATGCAAGCAGATATGCAAGCTGAAGCAAATCTTAATCTATTCCCTGAAGAACTTGATTATGCACCTGAACCACAAATGCAACCAAAACGTAGATTCGTTGAACCAGAAGAGTTAGACATACCTATAATTCCTAAGGGACCACGTGTGTCTACAGGTGTGTCAGCAGCGGTTGATGTAATAGGTGAAGTAGGTCAAATAGTATCGATGGCTATGGGTATTCCTGGAGTCGGTAAAGCGGTCGGTAGTGGTCTAACTAAGTTTGGTAAGCTGTTTGGGCAAGGAAATGCTTCCGCTGGTGCTGGAGCTGGTTTATCGACATCTACAATTAATCAAATAGGTTCCTATGCAGCTGACAGTCCAAATTTACTCCCCTAACTAACTATGGCACGACTACAATACCAACCCGCTACAAAACCAAGAGGATTCCAACCTATTCAACTTAGTAGGGCTGGTATTGCTCGAATGGAAGAAGAAGGTAACAGGGTAATCCGTAACTTAGAAAAAGAACGGGACGCTACAATCAGACAAAGGCAGGAAAACCTGCAAGCAATGAAGGAAAACTCTGCTTATGAACGGCAAGCAGCAGAAAGAAATCAGGAAATTATACAAACCAATTTAGAAAATGAGCGATTAAGCATTGAAGCTGAGCAGAAAGCAAAGCGACAACAAGCTGATGCTAGGTCTAAAGCAGTTGAGTCAGCAGTAACCGGATTAGTTAATTTCAGTACAACTCTTGGTAAGCAAGCTGCTGAAAGAACTAAGAAGATGATTGAGGATCAAACTGCAGAAGGTGCACAAGCAGCACGTCAAGAGTTTCTTTATAGCCCTGAACAGAAAAATAATTATGCAGCAGTTGAAGGTCAGCTTGATGTTAGTATAGAAAAACATGATCAGTCTATTTTTATGGCTGGTCAAGCAGGTTTA